GGGTGATCCGTCGGGTAAGAACCGCCGACGGTCCGGCCGGATTGATCCGGTTAAGCTACGGTTTGGGTCAAGAATTGGGCGAGCGCGTTTCTCAACGCGCCGCTGACGCTGTTAGCACACTTGACCGATGGGCGTGGGGATTCACGTCTCAAGGATATAGAGACAACCACCTTTCAGCAGCAATCAATGAGGACTCCCTAGGGATACCAGCGGCGCATCTAGGTCGCAGGGAGTTCAGAATTGTGAGCGATGTGGTGGCGACATGCCGTGCCCAACTGGGGATGGATCGCTCATCCGATCCCAGTGATCTAGCAACCAGAGCGCTAGTTAAGAAAACTGTTTGGGGACTTCTGACAGATACTACCCAATACCCCGATCTACGCAAAGCCGATGCTTCTAGGCTTTGTCCGATCGCTTCTGAGTTAGCACTTTCACCCATTGAGGAGGAATTGGTAGCCCTCAATGTAGCGAGCAGCGCACCTATGGCAAGGAATAGATCCCTTGCTGCGGGTTCGTGGGGAGTGAGGCACACCACCTGGTCAGGGTGGATGTGTGCGCTCCTCGGTTTAGGGGAAGAGGGCCGTTACTTGGGCCCCGCCCCTAGACCGGCTTTTTAGGGCGCCTCACCCGGGGTAAAGTCGTCAGTGTGAAGTCGCAACTCACACATCCCAATGTACGACTCACCCGAGTGGGGCGCTTTGCCGTGCAGGACCGGTTTATAGGTGTTATTTCCGGCTTGTGCGGGGTTGCGCAGTACTGCTGCTTTGCCAACAGTATTGAAAACGCCTACACCGCAATAATGGAACGTGTGTTCTACCACGCGACGCCGGGGGGTTACGCTCCACCCCTGGTGCCTGATGTGGCAGTTGTTAACGATGTATTGCACGGGTTCCGTGACGCCTTAGTTGCACGCATAGTCCGCACCGTCCCTGTTGACCTCAGGGTTTACCCTGAGGAAAATTACAGGGGCCGGAAGCTACGCTTGTACCAGAGGGCTCGCGACCACGTGATCGCTAGGACATACGGGGAGGATTTCGGGAAGCTCAAAACCTTCATCAAACATGAGAAGATTCTTTTGAAACCGAAGAGACTCGTGCCGCGAGTTATTCAACCCCGTTCTCCCGAATATAACGTTTGTGTTGGACGTTATATCCGACAGCTGGAACACCGTGTTTATCAACTGATAAACCAATTGTGGGGAGGCCCTACGGTCATGAAGGGCCTCAATTGCTCTCAACAAGCTTCTGCAATTTCTTTGGCGTGGTCTTCCTTTTCCCATCCCGTTGGTGTAATGCTGGATGCGGTACGGTTCGACCAGCACGTTAGTGTTCCCATGCTCCAATGGGAACACTCCATTTACCTGGAATTCTTTCCTCCCTGTTATCGTCCCGAGCTCGAGTGGTTGTTGTCCATGCAACTGTTCAACCGAGGGTACATTTCTTGCGGGGACGGGTCTTTACGTTACCGGGTCAATGGATGCAGAGCGAGTGGTGATATGAACACCGCTATGGGCAACGTCTTAATCATGTGCGCGATGATCCATGCCTTCGTGACCCAGCTGGGTGTGAAGGCGAGGCTCATAAACAATGGTGATGATTGTTGTCTTATTGTTGAGGAGGGATCGCTCGTAGCCGTCCAAGCCGGGGTTAATCAATTTTTCCTCCGGTTGGGCTTTATTATCGATGTTCAAGGGGTCGCTCGCAGCCTCGAGGCCGTGCAGTTCTGCCAAACCCGTCCAGTCTATGACGGTAGGGAATGGTGCATGGTTCGTGACCCCAACGTCGCAATTTCCAAGGATGTTACCATCTTGAAACGATGGAACCCGAAGGAGTACCATGTTTACCTGCGTGAGCTGGGTGTGGCTGGTCTAGCCGCATATGGGCACATGCCGGTTTGGTCCAGCTTCTACCGCTGCCTCACTCGCTCGAAAGTGGTGGGTCCCGTTTCTGAGGGACTCTTGGCGCATGTGCGTGCACCTATATTCGACAGTGGGCTCGGCCGATTAGCATCTGGTGTCCATCATGATGCTCCTATCACGCCTGAGGCGCGCACCAGTTTCGCGTTGGCCTTCGGCATTACCCCGTCTGTTCAAGTGTCTTTGGAAAAATACTACGACTCTTTTGATCCTGGCTCCCATGCGCTGCAAAATGGGTATGCCGCTGTACACCTCTTCTGACCATTGGGTCACTATGCAATCACCCAAAACGGTGGCCACGCGGCCTTAATTTAACCGTACCAAGCGCTCGCGGATGGTCTAGAGACTGCACGGGTGAAGGTTCTACCTACATAGTGATGAACAGTCCCGGTTATGGTTCCGGTATCCAATACAAACCATGAGCAAGAAATTAGTTATTCCTTCTTCCACAAATAAGCGCAAGCAAGCTGGCGTAAAGACCGTTGCCATCCCGGCGGCCGTGTCGATTCAGCGTACCGCGCGTCCCCCTATCATGAGCACCATCAAGGATGGTGTCCACATCCGCCGTAAGGAGTTTGTGGGCACTCTGACCAACTCTAGTGCCACGTTCGCCTTGACACCCCTTTCCATCGCACTTCCCGGGTACGATCTTAACCCGGCAACTGCCACTATGTTCCCGTGGTTGTCAACGGTCGCGCGTTCATTTGAACGTTTTCGTTTCAATAAATGCGCAATTCACTTCATCCCCGGTAACCCAACCACAGCAGTCGGTAGGTTCTATGCTGCCGTCGACTATG